GAGGCGTCGCGCCCTGTTTCGCGCTTGAAACGAACAAATGCGCCCATGGTGACACGGCAAGGATAGGTCTTGCCATCAAGAGTGAGAGTATTCATATAGCTTTTAGAGATTAGATGTTAGACGTTATGCTGAATGGGTGTCGGAGGATTCAGGTGTGGATGCAAGTGTGGATGCAGCACTAGCTACTGTTGCTGTGCGCTCTTGTTTGGCAGTGAGGGTCTCAGCTGCTACGGCTCCAGAGTTTTCGAACGTGAGGGAGTATTTGGCGTCATCTCCAGCAGGTGCATCGAGGTCGAGAGAGGTGATGATGTAAGTGCCAGAGTAAGCAGCGGTTTCCCCCACGAAGCAGTAGGTGAGCTTGACGGGCGTGCCTTCCAGCATGAGTTTTTTGAGAGTGGCATAGGGTGTGCGCGAGCCTGTCACTTCAAATCCCTCGGTGGTGATTTGCTCGGAGACAGATTTGACGTATTTTTCCTTGAATCGTCCTTCGCCACGTTCTTTTGTGACGCGCTCTCCAGTTTCGGTAGAGTTGGAGATTTTGCACGTGGCGGAGTAGCCCATGGGCTTACCATTGAGCGAGAGGATGAGGTCAGTGCCTAGTTTGTAGTCAGACATGGTTGTAGGGTTTAGACGTTAGAGATTAGACGTTAGACGTTAGAGTTTTGTCGTTAGAGCCAGCTAAGTAGACGGCTGCGGATGGCGATGTAGAGCAGCACTGCCACAAGTGCGATGCCAAGCACGAGGGCTACCCACCAGCTGCTGGAGGTGCGTTTGACCTCTTGGTGATAGCTCTGCAGGGTCTGCTCTGCCAGCAGGGCATTACGCGCTGCGGTGCGTTGATAGGAGTTGCTGCGCTGCTGATAGTAGGTGACGAGCTGTTGCAGGCTGTCGCACGATGCCTCGAGATAGAGCGTGTCGTGGAGGGTGCGGATGGTGACTTGGGCGCGCCCCTTGCGCTGTGTGTAGCTAGCCCCTTGGGGGAGGTCACGGAGGTTGGTCAGCGGAATCGTCATCGAGAGACTGTCCGCACTCACTCCCTCTCGCCTCACTATGGTCGTCTGTAGGGCAGAGTTTGCGGTGCGCAGGCTGTCCGCGTGCTGTGCCACCACTCGGGTGGACAAGCTGGAAGTCGCTGTCACGCGCCTTGAGCTGCTGCAACTCGCTGCGCAGAGGACAAGTGCCGTAATAGCGACACTCCGTAGCGCGACGAATGGTAGCTTCAAGGCGGAGGATGGCGTCGTGGAGTTGGGAGTTATCATGCTGTAGGTTGATGAGTGTGCCTTGCACGTCCTCATACATAGCCTTGTAGGTGTCGTGCACCTCTTTGGCAGTTCGTGCTTGGCGCAGAGTTTTGCTGGTGAGCCACACAATGACCGCTCCCACACTGCCAGTGGGCAAGAGCCATTGTAGAAGCGTGATGAGGGAGTCGATCATTGGTTGCTATACATTAGAGATTAGACGTCTAGAGTATTACCTTGAGCCACCCGCTCACGTCGAAGCTGGGGCAAGCCTTTGCTCTATTGAGGTCGCGATGCCCCACGATGCGCACCTTGGGGTGGCGTTTGTGAAACTCGCGGATGTAGCGTGCCATCTCGGAGCGTTGCAGGGCAGTGCGTGTGTCTTTGGGAGTCTTGCCGTCTTTGGCAAGTCCACCCACGTAGACAATGTGGCGTGACACGGAGTTGAAGCCTGCTGCACCATTGGTCAGCTCCCAAGGGTCGACGTTGGCATCCTCATTGTTGTCAACGAGTCGCTCTACGCTGCCATCGAGGTGAAACATGTCGGTGTAGCCCACTTGTTTCCAGCCACGCCCACCCTTACTCACGGGGTCGGTGTGCCAATGGCGCAGCTCGGCAGCACTCACCTCCCTCCCCTCGGGAGTGGCGGTGCAGTGGATAACGAGATATTTGAGTTCAGCCATAGCGCATTAGGGTTTGTGTGTACTCATGATCACTGCTCCAGCGTCTTGCTTCTTGGGCATAGCGAGGAAGTAGTGGCGGAAGTTGATGAGATTGCGTTGATGTTGTGGGTCTGTCCCAGCCTCGGAGTAATACATCTTGGTAGAGCCCGTGCAGCGGAAGACGCGCTGGTCATAAAAGGCAAAAGAGCATTGGAACTCTCCCGTTTCAGCCTTCGCACCTACAGACTTCTTCACGCCAGCCGTGGTGTAGATGGGCGTGAAATCAAACTCAAAGATGTCAAAACCATATAGACGTCCAACTCTGCCATCAGTGCGGTCTATATTGTATTGCTTCTCGAAGTTCTGGTCAGACCCAAGCAAATCGTTGACGTGGTCGGAGCAAAGCACTAGGCGACGACCTACTGCTGGTACACTCAACTTGTCAAGTGCACGCTTAAGATTGATGACGTCTGCCATGACCATCTTGACACGACCTGTCTCTGGGTCTTTTTCGCCAGTGGTCTTAAGCACTGGGGTTTGTGGTGTATGCTTTTGGGCGCAAAAGGCGTGAGCAGCCTTGACAAACTTGGCATTGCTGATAGCAATAGCGTGAGACTCTTTGACACGCGCCATCTTATCATACGAGCTTGCGTACAGCTCATCGTCGGTGACGGGAGTAGGCTTGGTTTGGAACTTGTCGAGCTTGAGCGCGATATCTCCGTCTTTAAGCTCTTGCACCTCGATGGGATAGGATGTGTTGTTAATGAGCACATCGGGGTCGATACCGACATCTACAAGGTGGATGACATCATTTTCGGCTAAGCTAGAGGCATCGGGGATGCCATCCAGCCAAGTGGCTCCTTCTGAGCGACGGAGTTGCTTTGCCATCTCTCCCGACCATATTTCGCGTAAGACCCCAGCACGGAGGATGGGATACTTGCTAGCAGGGAGATAGATGGAGAGCAATACGCTTCCCACAATGGCAAGGATAGCTCCCCAAATGGGAGGGATGCCCAAGAGGAAGGCAAGGGTGGCTCCCGATAGAGTGTTGAGCAAGAGAGCCGTGACAGCTTGTAGGATTATTTTCTGCATAATTTTGTGGTTTTGAGGTTAGCAATTAGAGTTCACAGTCAATACCGTACTCTGCCTTATAGAGTTGCTTGTAGCGGTCGAGGTCGCTATCACGCAGCTGCATGAGTTCCTCGCTAGGCACATCACTGAGCTTGGCATAGGTCTTGGGCTGGACAGCTTGACCCGAGGAGTTGAGTGTGGCAGAGAGTTTTTCGCGTGGTGACATGGATTGAAAGGTGGTACGGAGATTGTCTGCACCGACAGACTTGCCAAGTTGGAGGAAGTGGTCGCGCATCTTCAGTTCGATTTTCTTCTCAGCGACTGCGCCATCAACGAGGGCTTCGACCTCACGCTGAATGACCGCTTCTTTCTCGGCACGGAGGGTTTCGACTTCTGTGCTGGTGGCTTTGATTTCATCGATTTTGGCATAGATAGCCGTTTCGTCTGCCCCTTCGGGCAAGCCCAACTTGAGGGCTAATACTTTGGTGTCCATTTCGGTAGGATGGGTTAATTGAGGTTGGTTAGATTGATTATATAGTGACGGCAGGGGGCATGCTCCGCCTGCCGAGAGGTTGAGTTGCTGTCCTTGATAGTTGAGACGGATGGCATCATCGTTAGCACCGATGTCTACCACACTCACCTCAGTGAGCTTGCTCTTGGTGATGGTAGCCATGGTCTGACCCTCCACTGCAAGATTGGGGTCATCGCTCCACGCTAAGATGTCGATGCCAACGCTCACCATGCGCAGAGAGCCAAACTCCCATTGCTTTTTGCAGCGTTGGCTAAGTTCTGATGCCTCGTCGAAATTGAGTTGAGCCGTAATCTCACCATGCTCTTTTTGGATGTCGGTGAGTGTACCGATGACTTGACCACGCTGGTGCATCCAGAGCAACACGGGGTTGCGATTATATTGCTCGATGTCCAAGCCATCGGTCAAGACTCTCGTGCCGTAAGAGTTGAGAGAGTCATTGGTCAGTCGGACTCGGTTAGAGGTATTATTTTTGCCCATTGTCTTTTGGTTGATTTGATGATTATGCCCTTTGAGAGCGGGATTTCTAGTGCAATATTACTGCGTTATTTCGACCCTCAAAAATTAAGTTTGCAACCCTTGCACAGATATATGCAACGGTTGCAAACCTTTTTTTTACACCCCACAAAAAAGGGGCAACTTTGCACTATAATCAAGCATTTATAGCGCATGAAAAAAACAGAAAATGAAAAAAAGAAGTCGCTTGCTCGCTCGCTCTATCTTTCGGGGATGGAGCAAGCAGAGATAGCGGACAAGATAGGGGTGACACGCGTGACCATCTCTCGCTGGTGCTCAGCTGAGGGGTGGAAGGAGCAGCGTGCAGCCAAAAACATCACCCGACCCGAACTCGTCAATAAGCTCCTGCTTACCATCGACAAACTAATCGAACAAGTACATGAGAGTGACGACCCAACCCTCATCTCTGGACTGGGCGATAAGCTCGCCAAACTAGCCTCTGTCATAGATAAACTAGACAAGAAGGCAAATGTGGTAGATACCATTGAGTCCTTCATGGCTTTCTCAAAGTGGCTAGAATACCGCTCACAGACAGACAAAAACCTTACACCTGAGCTGCTCAAACTCTTCAATACCTACCAAGACAAGTATATCGTGGAGATGATGTCGCAGTAGACTAACATTATAAGCACACTCGAACCCTATTATAATCCCCTTATGACACAAGCCGAACGTAAGAAAGCCCTTGAAGAATGGAAGGAGCATTGTAAGCGCGTACAGTCCCAAACAGCAGTAGCCAGTACGCAGGAAACAGCAGTCGAAAAAGACAAGCGTATCGCGCGCCTGCAGAAGGACTATGCAGCCTTTTGCGAGTACTACTTTCCTCACTTTTTGACCCTGCGCGACAAGACCACAGGGGAGGTGCTGCGCACCATCCACAACGCACCTTTCCACAATGCTGCTGCGAAGAAGGTAAAAGAAACACCCAACCTCAAAGCCGTCTTCAAATGGCCTCGCGGTCACGCCAAAAGCACCCACTTTGACATTTTTGTGCCTATTTGGATGATGATACAACCTCAACCCCTTATACATGTGATGGTGGTTGTCGGTAAGAGTGAGGATGCTGCTAAGACGTTGTTAGGCGACTTGCAAGCAGAACTAGAGTATAACCAGCGATTGATAGCTGACTTCGGGCAATTCAAAAATCTTGGCTCGTGGGAGGATGGTCAATTTGTAACCCAAGGGGATATTGCCTTTTTTGCGCGTGGTCGCGGACAATCTCCACGTGGTCTACGTTATAAGGAGTCGCGCCCAGATTACATCGTCATTGACGACTTAGACGATGACGAGCTCTGTAAAAATCCACGACGCGTGCGTGAGCTGACTGACTGGGTTAAGGAGGCATTGTTTGGCTCACTCGACGTGGGTCGTGGTCGTTTTATCATGGTCGGCAACTTGATATCTAAGACATCCGTCCTCGCTAATATTGCAGCTACAAAGAGTGTCCATGTCTCCGAGATTAAGGCTGTAGACCGTGACGGAAACCCTGTATGGGCTGAAAAATGGACAAAGGAGGAAGCTGCGGAGTATGCGGAATTTGCAGGATACCGCTCGTGGCAAAAGGAGATGATGCACAACCCAATCATGGAGGGGAGCATCTTCAAACAAGAGTGGATACAATTCAAGAAACTCCCCAAACTCGAAAAGTACGATGCGCTTGTGTGCTACACTGATCCATCCTTCAAATCGCGCGGTAATGACTTCAAAGCATCCCGCTTTTGGGGAAAGATTGGCAACGAGCTGCACCTTATCAACTGCTGGGTGCGACAAGACAGTGTCAAAGCCATGGTGCGCTGGCTCTACGACCTCTATGAGAGTCTACCAGAGGGAGTGGCAGTGCTGTTCTTGATGGAGGCTAACTTCATGCAGGACATGATTCTCGATGAATTTGTAGCCGAAGGAGAGGTGCGTGGCTACCAACTCCCGATCATGGGTGACTACCGAAAGAAGCCCGACAAGATACAGCGCATTGAAGCCATCTCTCCTCTTTGGGAGCGTGGCTGTGTCTGGTACAACGAGGCTCTGCGCGACAACATCGACATGCAGACGGGCATAGACCAGACGCTCGCTCTGGAGCGCGGTAGCTCTGCCCACGATGATGCGCCCGATGCTGACGAGGCTGCTATTTGGAAGCTCCAAAAGCACACCCGACAACAGCGGTATGAACCTAAGATGGGGATGCGCCCATCGGCAAAAAACAAAGTATGGTAACTCTAATATAAGACGATATGTTTGTTACTCAAGAAGATTATAAGGTGGTCATTGGCGAAGCTGCTCTAGGCGTACTCTCACGCATTGAGCCTGCCAACATAGCCAACGCGGAAGCAGAAGCCAAAGAAGAAATATGCTCTTATCTCCGACCCAAATACGACTGCGAGGCTATCTATGCAGCAGAGGGGGAGGCGCGCAATCGACTCATCGTGATGTACACGGTGGACGTTGCACTCTACCACCTATCCGCCTCTACACAGCAGCGCATGGGAGCGGAGGTTCGTAAGGAGAGATATGAGCGCGCCATTAAGTGGCTAGAGGGGGTGGCAAGGGGCTTTATTATCCCCGACCTCCCTTTGGCTGGTAGTGGTAGCAACGGAGTAGATAATAGCCCATCGAGCTTCTCGTATGGTTGCGAAAAGAAACAATATTATAGCTGGTAATTATGAGCTTAGTATCCAAATTTAAGGGCTGGTTTGCCCCACAAGAAGATAATGTATTACACACTGCTTATGGCACTTACAACCTCGCCAAGAGCAGTGACCGCGCTGCGCTAAAGCGCACCGTAGTGGAGATGCAACGACAGACAGATGCACTCACACGCAAGGATTTGAAAGATTGGCGGTCGGCTTGGCAGATGGCTATCAATGTGGATAACCCTAATCGCGCACGACTCTACGACTTATATCGAGATGTAGATGTGGACTTGCACCTATCGGGCTGCGTGGGACAGCGCACAGGCTTTGTCCTCGCGCGCTCCTTCAAACTCGAAAAGGCAGACGGCACGGCAGATGAGGAGGCTGTAAAGTTATTTGATGCCCCTTGGTTTAAGCAATTTATCACGCAAGCCTTGAGTAACATCTATTGGGGATATACTCTCATTGAGTTGGGAGATGTCATCGTTAATGAGGACGGCAAGCGGATGTACACAGAGACCAAAATTATACCTCGTAAGCACGTGCTGCCTGAGTTTGGCGTAGTGGTACGCCAAGTGGGCGAGGACGCTAAGACTGGGGTTGATTACCGCGCGGACAACCTTCGCGATTGGTACATAGAAGTTGGTAGTGCTGATGACCTTGGACTCTATCTCAAGGCTGCCACACAGACTATTCCGAAAAAAAATGCCCTCGGCTTTTGGGACACCTTTAGCGAGATTTTTGGTATGCCCATGCGCATTGCAAAAACCACCACGCGTGACGACAAGGAGCGTGCCAAGATGGAAAAAATGATGGAGAGCATGGGTGCTGCCTTGTGGGCGGTAGTGCAAGAGGGTACAGAGATTGAGGTCGTGGAAAATAGCCGTGGCGATGCTTACAACGTCTATGACCGACGTATCGACCGCGCCAACTCTGAGCTATCTAAGCTCATCCTACAACAGACCATGACCATCGAAGACGGTAGCTCACTCTCTCAGTCCCAGACTCACCTTGAGGTGTTCAAAAACCTCATTGAGCAGGACTGCGACATGTTGCGCGATATTATCAACAATCGTCTCTTGCCACGCATGGTGCTGCATGGTTTCCCCGTGCAGGGTTTGTCCTTTGAGTGGGATTACTCTGTGGACTACACGCCTGAGCAGCAAGTGGCATTCGAGCAAATGGTGCTTAATAACTATGAGGTGGATGGTGCTTACTTTGCAGAAAAATATGGTATGCCCGTAGGTGAGCGTTTGAGTAACAGCATCATGCCTTTGGATGGTGGTGACGATGACGGCACGGATGACAAGAGCAAGGATAAAGATGCCGACAAGGACAAAAAGGCGAAGAATCAGAAGTTGATGCAAGACTATTTTGCGCGCTTGAGCAAAGAGATGGAGCGCAAATCTGCCGACAAGATAGATGCACGACGTCTTTGGCTCGAGACGCTTCAAGCACAAGCAAACACTCAGAAGCCTTTTTTCGACTAAGCCCCTCTGACTATGAGGGGCTGCATGCTCGGTATCGCGCGCTGCTCACCTGCGACCATGGAGAGGGGTGTAGCTGTGGCTGCACTCACATCGAGATGGGACGCAAGGATATCCCTGAGACAGAGCGCGAAAAACTAAAGAAAAAGTTTAAGGGGATGATGCGCGCTCTCTACAGACAAGAGGGGGCGATGCTAGACGTGGAGGTATTGCGTGAGAGTGAGGTATTAGATTTTATCGATGCTCACGCTGCTGTGCTTGATAGTACGTTTGACAAGGTTAAGATGAGTGATGGGATGCGCTTATCGCTCCAAAAAAGCGACTGGATTTTCTCTGGCATGAAGACCTTCCACGAACTCCATGAAGCCTTTCCGTCCTTGCTTGATGAACACGGAGAAAGAAAGCCATTCGAACGCTTTTACAACGACGTTAGAAAGGTAGACGAAACCTATAACCGCAACTACCTACGAGCGGAGTACAATTTTGCTACTGCCTCTGCTGAGATGGCTTCCAAGTGGGAGCAATATGAGCGAGATGGAGATAGATACTACCTGCAATATCGCACGGTAGGAGATAGTCACGTCCGCGAAGAGCACGCTGCCATTAATGGGACTACGCTCCCCGTGTCACATCCCTTTTGGGATACGCATTATCCACCTAATGGATGGAATTGTCGCTGTTTAGCGGTGCAGGTACGTAAGTCGTCACACGAGCAGACGTCAGAGGAGGAACTGTCTAAGCGCACCAAGGCTCTAGCTGAGCAGCAGACAAAGAGTAAGGGCAAGAGTGAGATGTTCCGCTTTAATCCTGGCAAGCAACGTAAGGTCTTCCCCGACTACAATCCTTACACTATCAAGCGATGTAACGACTGCGACTTGGCAAAAGGGAAGTTTGGAAAGGCGGATGCCAATGAGCTTTGCGCTGGGTGTGCTTTGCTACGTAACTGTATGGACAGTGCTGGATGCATCACAGACAAAGAGTTTGGAAGACGTCTGCTGATTAGTACTGCTGCCGATAAAAAGGATTTAGAGGCAAACATTACCGTGGCGAAAGTACTCCTGAAAAATTTTTCTGATATGCATATTCAGATAAGAGAAAACATTCTTGATGGGCGTAAGAACCCCGAATATCTCATCAATGGACTAATCTCAGATAGAAAATCCATTGAAAGCGAAAACGGGGTCACAAATGGTTTTAGTAAGGCTATTGAGCAAGGGTGCAGTTCTGTAGTAATTGACTTAGACACCAATTTCAATTTCCATTATGTCAAAGCCGATAAACTTGCAAGTAAGATAGCCAACAGATACAACGACTTTACCAAAGAAGTAATAAAGGAATGCTATATCAGCTACAAGGGAAAAGCTATTATGATTCCAGCCTCAATCTTTGGTGACGGCAACCTGAAAAATAAGAGTAAATGGATTGAATCTATAAAATTGAGACTTGAGGAGCTTGATATTATAGCACACAAAAAAAGCCTTACTAAGAAGTAAGACTTTTAAGTGTCAAGCCAACAGCTTGAAGTTATCGCGCCCTTTGTCGGTTCCTTGACAAGGCAAAGATAAAAAAAGCTCCGCAAACCACCAAACGATTTGCGGAGTTTTTCTTTACTCTCGTGTTATTTGCCCCAAGAACCTATACACATCGATGTTCTCGAGCAGCTCTTCGTGGTTGTGGTTGGTGTGGGTCGTGATAAGCTCCATGCCGCGGAAGTGCTCACCTCGTAACCCTCTAACAACGGAGCAAATGCGCTCTGACAACTCGAAGGCTGCAAAGTCATCAGTGTCTTCTCCCAAGGTCGTGCTACCCACCCAATCGGTGACGATGTGCAGCGACACCGTGCCTTCGCCACGCATCGCATTGGGTTGTCCGCCAAGTCGCTGCCAATTGATTGCACCAAACTCAACAAACACCGCAGGACGCGACCATTGCTGCTCCTGCTCGATAAATTCCACGTTGTGATTCCACAAGTCTATGTGCTTGATTTCACCACCTAATGCTGTGCGCAATTGCTCTACAATGCGCTGGTAGATTTCTTTTCTGACCATATTCTAATGCTGTTATATTATAGTTCGTACTGTTTGAAAAACTCATCTAGACATTCATCGATAATACTTTCCACGATGCGCTCCACCTCAGGAGATGCACCAATGAATTGTCGTTTGGGTATGGTGATGGTGCTACCCACTTTCATAAGTGCCATGCGCTTCCAGAATTCCGCTGTCGCGCCTAATTGTACATTTTGCTTATTCGCCCTCAGCTCGCCATTTTTTCGCCTGCCCATGCCCTTATTGGCTTCATAGTATTTAGCCCAAAAGAAACGCTTCATTTTGGCTGTCACCACTATTTCACCGCCTTCGTTGTGGATGGCAGCATAGGGCAGCGTACTCTCCCAAGTGATCTTACCTGCACTTACCTTACCGCGGATGCTGCGACGCAACGCACCACTGTCCACTAGCACGTGTCGTCCTGCCTTAGAGGGATGCTTAGCGCGCGCCCATTTTTCCGAAAAAAAAGCCTGTCGCTCAAAGTTGCGGTCAAAAGCATCATCTAGTTCTACTCGCACATCTTGCAGGATATGGCGGATTATTTCGCTGAAGTCTTTGTTTGTTGCCATAACGGTAATCCTTGTTCGGGATGCAGCAAAGCCGAAGAGGGCAATTTGTCCTCTTCGACTTCTCGGTTGATAATGTTGTTAAAGGTGCGCTCGCAGATGCAATACTTAGGATAGATGTGCCGTCGCCAAATCTCTCGGTTGGAGAGTCCGATACGACTCCACTCATCGTAGATAGCTTGTATCTCCAAGACACGCTTAATATAACTTCGTCCCTTTCGGTGCTGCATAGTTGGTTGATGTTAGACGTTAGCTTCTCACACTTCCGTCACGCTTAAGGGGATGCTTTGCCAAGCTCCGTTGTCATCCTTTTTCTCAGCCCTGATGTACTGTTTGGTCACTGTGGGTTGGTAACTCTCCTCGATGATGCATACACCTTCGCAGAATTTCTCGTCACCCACTTCATCTGCCATTTTACGGAGCTGGAGCACGCGAGAGGCTTTGATTTGCCCTGTGGCATCGCGTGCCAATAGGCGGAGGACTGCCGATACAAGTGCTTTCGTGGTTTCATCTTTTGCCAAGCTCTCTATGTAGTTCTTGACCATCGTGATACCATCTTCCACGGTATCGCGGTAGCCGTCTACCGTGTGCACGCCTAGGATAATTCGGCATCGACTGTCACTCGTGGTGAAGGTGTGGCTGCGTTGATTGTCCTTAGGTATGCCTATCACCTCACTCTTCATGTCTAGTACCGTCGAAAAATCATTGTACACATTTTCCTTGGTGGCTTTGATTTGTTGGCTGAGGGATTCAAGCTCATCCACAGCTTTGATAACTTCGGCATCTACTAGTTCAGCATACTCTACGCGCGCCTGCTTGCGTGCTTCTTCTGCTGCCTTTTTTGCTTTTTCTGAGCGGAAAGCTTCAAACTCTGCGCGCTCTTCGGGGGTCATGGTTACTTGTTCCATTGTGGGGAGGTTATAAATTCGACAATATTGGTTTTACAGATGGATACGACCTCCGTCGAGAGGTCTTCATGTAATCCTTCTTCTTTGATTGTGGCATTTAGTCCACCTTCTAGGTCTTCTCCCTCGACATACACTCTACGAGGGACTTTCTTGACTTTGCCTTTCTCGGTGAGTTGATATTCATGTAGAGTGACCTTGTAGATGGCTGGTGGCTCAGGATTCTGATAGCGGAGCGTTGTGTTCTTTTGTCGAACGACACTCTCTATTTCAACCATTGCGTTGCTGCATCCTAGCCAGTGAGCAACCACGACACCTGCACTCTCTTCGGGAGTATGCTCAACTAGGTATCTCTCACTCTTGGCGACGTTGCTGTTTCGCGCTTCATCGGAGCGCATTACTTTGGCGATGACTAGACTTATCATAGGAGATAGGGATTAGGGTAAAAGGACTTGTAATACTTTTTCTTGACGTTGATACGCCCAATCGGCAAGACGTCCGTAAAACTTGGCACGCTGAGTCAAGGTGTGGTCTTGCATCTCGATGCGTATCTCTTCTTTGACTTCTTCCAAATAATTTTTGAGGTCTTCTTCCATGGTTCTAGGAGGGGAGTTGTTGTGAGTTAATTGAGGATTTGTAGTAGAGCATCTTAACCTTTGGTACAGTGCTCTGCGATGGTCTTTTTTTGTCTATGGCTCGTAACTTGCGAGAGAGTGCCGTAAGCTCAGCGAGGCTAAGATACCGAAACGGTTTGCCTGCGATGCGCGGTTGTAGGCAAAACTGGTCGACCACTTGCCAATCGTGAGTCTTGATGCCCATCTGCTGCATCTGTCGGAGTAGCGCGCTACGTCGTCTGCGGAGGTTATCACGGATACCCATGCGCTCCTCGAGGAGATAGCAAAGACTGTTGTACTCTTGCAGGCTAAGCTCACGTAGTGAGGTTGTGCGCCCTTGACTTATCTCGCTGACTAGTTGGGCTTTTTGGTCGTCATCATCCCCATATTTGGGGAGCTTGGCGAACAGACTGTAAAATCTTGAGTAGTTCATAATTTGGCTAATAGATTGTAGAGTGGGAGGGCAGGAGTCGAACCTGCGGTGCGAGCTTGCTAAAGATTTTTTGCACCTCCGTCGGCAGCTCTCTGCCGTTACACTCCCTTGAAAAGGTGGGGCGGACTATACTCACGTACCACGCGCCCCGATATCAAATTATAACAATTCGAAAACGTAATGGTTTATTTGGGTTGCCATCGAGTATCATCATAATCACTCAACCATTGTACGGATACTATAGCCCTGAGCCGTCCTGTGCCTTTGCAACGGGGGCAGGGGAATTTTTCCTCGTTATGGGCTATACCGCCTAAATATCCGCGCGCACAGCAGTTCGGGCATAAAAATCCTCGAACTTGGTGAGACTTCTCGTATTCGAGGTCGTCGTAGCGGCTGGGGTGCAATTCTAGGTGTTGTACTAATTTACTCATTGTTGTAGGGGGTATTGTTCTATTTTACTTGCCCTCCGTTAGGAACTTTAGCTTCACTTCGATGTCGAAATTTGTCATCTCTAGAATGATGCTTGTCGCGTCTAGCGTGGGCTTGGTGTCTCGGATTAGGCAACAGATAAAAATCCGCGCTGCTTCTCGAAGGGGGAGGTCTTTTGCGACTTCCTTGACGGCTTCGTAGAGTTTATCTTCGTAATCTTGTTTCATTGTTTTTTTGTTTAGCAGTTTGGAGGTGTGATAATTTGTCCTTTTCGTCCATGGAGCTCTTATTGTTGAGAAGGATAGATTCTCTTCATAGAGAGCGTTGAGCCACACGCATGACCAATAAAGAGCATATCTTCGTATTCATTCTTGAGTATCATTCTCTCCGCGCGACCATAATCGTTGGAGGCTGCAGCTCGCAAGCTAATTTCATCTAATTCGGGGTAGAAGCCTGCAGTAGGGATATGATATCGATGTTGCCGAATGCGGATATCTATCCATTTCCACCAAAGGAAGCGATGCGTTTCTCTAATGACGTGGGTATAGACTGAGACACCATCAATACACGACTCTATCGTAGCTAATAACGTTCTCATTACTTTGAATTTTTCCTGATATATACTTCTAGGCAGCCATGCCATTGTTGGATATGTGAAGCAAAGATCACATCACTTGTTTCAATCACTGTATGCCCTTTTGTCTTGGCTCTTCGAAGGGTGAGATTGCAAGCTAGATTTCTCGCTAGCCACTCCTCAAGCACACCACTCACGCGGTCGTTGGGTAAGAGCATGAGGTAGATTTCTGAGGGCTTCTGATTACTCATCATTTTCTCCTCCTTCTAATCGTAAAATGCCCTCTTCCCACACGGGGTAATAACTACCTGTCTTGCCCGAGTAGCGACCTTGGCAAAAAGCCTTAAAGCCTGAGACGCGAACCTTTACGCCTGCTGCGTAACGCAATCGGATGGCTGGTTTACCGAGAGGTGCGCCTTTATCCTCCTGAGAGATGAAGATGAACGTCTTCTTGGGATAACGCTCTGTGAGGGCTAGGGCTTGCGCGTACGTCCATCCAGCGTATTGAAAGCTGTCGATGATGATAAACCGAGCACTGCGCTGTTTGGACAATCGTTCAATGAGTTCTTCATAACTATCGGATGTGGCAACAGCAAACATTCTAGTTACTTCACTCATTTGATAGCGTTCGATGCGCTCTTTGAAACTCTGCGAAACACCTTCCTCAAGAGAGAGGTAGAGGACTTTCCCGTAGTTGCAGAGTTCGCGAGCAAGCTGCATCACAAAGCTACTCTTACCCGATGCACTTGCGCCTGTGATAAACCATGTTTCGCCAATGGCTGGACGTCCAAAGGCTTCTTCCCATTGACCTTCCCAAGGGAGAACCTCGTAACGTTTACGGATGATTTCTTCAGGACTGTAGAGTTTTCTGCTCATTGGATTTTTGGGGGTTAGGATGGTTGTAGTTTCAACTTTTCGATTTCGGTGTAGACTCTTCGTAGTCCGCCAGCGGTCTTGCGCACGATGCTGCCAATATCTGTGCCTTCGGGAGCGTTGACCATAGCCACCACTCGGGCTTGCTCGCGCAGGAATGCTTCTCGGTCGCGACCATCATCGGGTGTAACTCGTGCGTAGCGGTCGCCATATCGGCTCAGCATCTCGGTGTATCCCACCTTTTGCGCATCAATGCTACGTGTTATTTTAGCGCGCAAGCCATCTGCACCCATCATGTACCACGCGCAGCAGCGTTCAGTAGCGTTCCATAGGGCTTTGAGCTCCAAAAAGGCTTCATATTGGAGGTCGCCTGCTTCATCGAGGATGATTAGAGGGCGGTCTATGCTGCGCAAGTAATACACAAGGTCGTCGTAAACATCGGCATAGCGTCCGCGAGCGGTAACGCCAAATTCAGCAGCAATGGTGCGAATCAGCTTGAGTTTGGTCTTGACCTGCGAGCAGTCAATGTAGACTGCATTGCGGTGACTTTTGACATAGTGGCGAGCCGTAAAGGTCTTGCCGATATTGGGCAGGTCGCAGAGGATTCCGCTAAGGCTAGACTGTTGGCAGGCTTCTAATTGCGCGCTGACAAACTCAAATGTGGCAGTTTTGGCAGCCTTCCATTCTACTTCTCCGCGCAGGTTCACACCCAAGCGTCGGGCGATGGTTACCCATGCACCATCACTCAGAACGCGGTCTGTCTGACCTTTTTTGACGGCACTATATACTGAGGTCGTCATACCCAAGGCTGCTGCATGTTTCGCGTCTGAGGGATAGTTGACGCGGTTGGCAGCGATAGCAGCCGTAATCTTTTGCTTTATCTCCGTTGTAATCATGTTCTAATGCTGTTATAAGTGGGGCTCTGTAATCTGTTATAAGCTCTCCAATGCTCGTGCGCGGTAGTCCGTCGCTGGCGGTGGGAGGTAGTAGTCGTCCTCGTCTTCGGCAGGGGGAGATACGATGATCTCTGCGAGAGAGGGAGTTGGTTTGAGCAGCTCGGACGTGCCAAACTTGACTTCGGGCTTGATGATGCTAACCTGTGGGACAGCATTCTCCGCAACGTATTTGCTGAACTTGGCAACCTTCTGCTGTTGCTTGGCAAATCTTGCGTGGTCTTCGGCTGTTTGCTCAGCCATCACGCGGTTGTAAGTCTCTACGCGTTCTACGGTGTCAATGTAGCGGTCACCTTGGAAGAGGTGCACCTCAGTGGGGTGTCCTTCTTCGTCGGGTAGGTAGCAGGCAACGACCTTGTAGTTGTTAGGCGCAAGTCTTTCGAGTACTTCGGTCTTGCTCAACCACCAATCTTCGCCCATCACGCACACCGTGGAGTTGCGTCTGACGCTAGTCTCTACGCGCTGACCAATGTAGCGTGCCAAGGTCAGCTTGTCGAGCGGTTGCAGTGTGGGATTGATATTAGCCACTAGCACGTCCCAACGGCTCATGTTAGGGTACTTCTTCTGATTGGGATGCAGGGCTGCGTTCCACTCTGCGCAGTCTCTACGGTCGTCAGCTACTAGCTCATCGTAGGTGTAGTATTGCTTGTCCTCGTAGAGTTCGTTGGTGGCATCGCTCACTTTCTTGGCTTCTGTCCGCCACTTGCCTTTGCCGTAGAAACGTCCGATACCTTCGTGGTTCTTGTGGATGATGCTGCGCTTCTTTGCACCATTGAGCGGTTCTGCATACTTCTCTTGAGAGTTTTGCGCTGCGCAGAAGCGAACGAAGGGGAAAGCTACACCTGCCTGCAAAAATCCACTCTTGTATTGGGTCATTAAGTGGTTCTCCACTTCAATACCTGCTGGCATCCCCCAACCTTGGCGGTCGATAAGCCTAAACATATCGCGGAAACAGTCGAGTACAAGTCTCTCGTCCTTTTTCCTTGAGTAACTCGCTCCGATAACGCATTGGCTGACCACATCGTAAGCGTAGTAGGCGTGGATGCGTTGTTTCGTGTCCTTGAGCTTACGTGTAAGGTCTACGTCATCCATCGTGATTTGCGAGAGGCTAAACGCGCCAGCATGACGGTGCATGTGAGGCATCTGCTCGTGCATAAACGTGGTGTAGCTCTCGTGCGCCTTGGCGATAAGTAGGCGGTTCTTGGGGCGGTTGAGGTAGTTGCTGATGGTGCTTTCGCTCAATTCCTTTGGATTGCCGTTCTTGTCCACAAACTCCTCAGGGTCGAAGAGTTCACCTGTCTCGGGGTCGTAAACTTCCAACTCTCCGCAGACGAATTGATTGTACATTTCGGCTACGTTGGAGTTGAAGGGCTTATTAGGTAGGCAGGAAATGCCGATGATGAGCTTTTCTGTCTTGTGGTCAACCTTGCGTGCTGCTTGGTTGCCGAACTTGCCACTAATCAAGACTCCGTAGCCTCCTTTCTTATATTCGTTGGCTTTCTTCCTAAAGCGGAGGGTGCTACTCGGTAGCGTGTGTCCGTAAAGGTCGCGTAGTCCTTCAATCACTGCACACATCTTGTCCCAGCTGAATCGCTCCTTGAAGAGCTTATTAGTTGCGACGGTGTGACTGTAGAGGTAGAGGGCGCAGTTCAGCACACTGGCGTTGGTCACATATTCGTTCACCTTCTCGATGGGCAGGTCTACTCCGCATTCTGAGGGACTCGAGTAGTAAGCCATGGCGCGCTGGTCTACTTCGTAGTTCTCGCGCAGCCAATTCTCAACCATTATCCGATGCTTCTCAGGATAGAGGGCGTTGACCTTCTCCTTATAGGCTGGTGGTAAGCTATCCACTGCAATGAGCGCGCAACAACCAGCAGCACCACCGCCACGACGCACCACGCGAATGCGACCGCGAGCTGAGAGTTGGTCATAATTGGATTTTGTCACAATCCCCTTATCTATCAACTCTCGCGCTGATATGCATAGCTGTTTGTTGTAATACTCCATTGTTGTCGTTGTTTGCCCATTGGGCGATTCTACTTCAAAGCTGCAACCTCTTGCTGTAATGCGTCAAGTTCTTCGAGGGTTAGAATTTCAACCTCCTTCACGACCTTGTTGTAATGAGTCACTACACAGCGACCTGTCTGCATCGTAACTTCTAGTACTGCGCCATTTGCAAAGGTCTGTCGCATCTTACCGTTGCTTGTGTGGATTGTCTCACACTCAAGTGCTGACACCATCACTACTGCACCATGCTCCATGGCTGTGCGACGAATCACATGAGCTAGTCGGCTGTCGCTCCATTCTAAGAGAGCCTTGTTTACCATACGTGGAGTTACATTCCACATTTCAGCCAATTTGGCTTTCAGTTCTGCGCTAGCTGCAATGCTGCGCTTAGGGGTCTTTGTCTGTTCCATTTGTGGGATAAGTGTTAATGCGTTCATTATTTTGGCGAAATTCTTCGCTGAAATCGCCCCTTTTTCGTACCTTTGGGGGCGTATTCTAATTGGAATACACTGCAAAGTTAAGGACAAAATTTCAACCCAGCAATAGTAATGGACAAAAATCTCACCATAAAAGAAAGAATTTTGACCTTTCTGGAGATGAGAGGTATCAAAAAGACCGATTTTTTCCAAAGGACGGGAATTCAAAGCAGCAATTTCAAAGGAAAAAATTTGCAGAGCCAGATTGGAGGAGATATGATAGTCAAAATTCTGACCGAGTATAAAGAACTCTCTCCTTTATGGCTTATGCTTGGTGAGGGAAATATGCTTTCAAACGACATAGACGGCATTAGTCCGAACTGTGTCGCTGATATGCATCAAATAAATAAAGAAGAGAAGGGCATCCCATTAGTTCCAATAGAAGCTGCTGCAGGATTCTTCCAAGGCGAACAAAATGTACTACTCTCTGATTGTAAACATTTTCAGGTTTCTATCTTCCCGAGTGCTGACTACCTTATCCCCATTAAAGGAGATTCTATGCTTCCTAACTATAGTAGTGGAGATATAGTAGCATGTCAAAGAATCAATGCTCAGAGTACATTTTTCCAATGGGGCAAGGTATACGTAGTGGATACAGAACAAGGAGTACTTATAAAGAGATTATTCGAAGGAACTTCTCATGACACTATCCGCCTTGTATCTGACAATGCAAAATACCCTCCTATCGAAGTACCACGCGCAGAGATTTATCACATGTCTGTTGTTCTAGGCACACTACGTCTAGAGTGATACGACGTGTCCCCTCTTCTATCCCCCCATGCCAGCCTTCCACCCCATAATTAGCTATATGTTTGAGGAACAAAAAGGCTAATCTGCTGATTTTCCCTTATATATAAGATGAGAGATGAAAAAACAAGGGTGTATTTTACCCCATAACTCACCGCCTATTTTTAGAGTTATCACTGAAAACTGTATATTACAACCTATTACTCACACCCCCTTTTCGGGGTGTTTTGTAACCCCACTTTCCCTAATTTGTAACCCCACTTTGTCACCCCAGCTGTCTCCCCACCCACTCATTTCCCCTCTCTCGAAATCATTCTGCCAGCTTCAGCAAAATAATACTCCAACCCAAAAACAAAGCCGTCAGAAAGCCATTATAACGACCTTCTGACGGCTTTTCTATGCCCTTATGCTTCAGTTCCTCCAC